CCATCCTTTCCGCGTGGCGGGAAGCACGCCGCGCCGCCGGAAGCGTTCCCGCCTCTTCCGTGCATCCCTTGGACGTGCTTTTCTTGTCCAAGGTGTCAAGCCTCATGGGCGCGGACTCTTCCGCCCTTGGTTCCGTGACGGTTGACGGCGCGGACGCTTTCGCCGTGGCCTATGAATGGGCGGAAACCGTGGCCCGTGACGGGAAGGAAGGCTAGGTCATGGCCTATCTCGCAAGCCGCTACGGTTGGACGGACGAAAAGGGGACGCGCCACTATTCGATTCCGGAGATTGTCCGCGCAAACGGGGATGCGGGCGGACATTGGTTCGAGCCTGGAACCTTGCGGTTTTTCGGTTCGCGCATCCTGGAGCCTGCATACAGCGGGAAGGGCGGAACGTTTTTCGTAACGTCTGAAAAGCGGCCACGTTCCGACGATTCTAGGCGCTACAGCGTCCGGGAATTCATCCCCTCAACGGGGGGAATTGAGACAGCTGGAACCTTCCAGCAATTCGCAACCGCGAAAGCCGCGCACAATGCCGCAAGGCGCTATGCGGCCGAAGGTGTCCCGGAAGCCGTCAAAGCGCTTCCCGCTGTCACCTTGTAACCGTTGCCGGCGGCTTAGGCGGATTCACGGGCAACCGTGAATCCCCCTTGGACGCCTGGAACGGTCCTAGCGTCACTCACTCACACAACGAAAGGGAATCCCCATGGAATTGAAAACCGCTGTCAAGGTGTTTTCCGCCGTCGCCTCTTACGTTTCAACCGATAAGACACGGCTGGCGCTGCAATACGTTTTCGCGCCGTCGCCTAACGTCCTAGTCGCAACGGACGGACACGCGCTGATCCGTTTGATCCTGGACAAGCCGCACGGCTTTCGGCCCGTTGATAAAGATCGGGAATTCTCCGGCCTGTATGACGTGAAGGGAACCGTTGCGAAACTGAAAGCGGGGATTGAACCGAAAGACATCCCCGCAATTCAGGATGATTACGAATTCCCGCAATTCGCACGGGTCATTCCTGAATTCCGGCCTAGCGGTGACGCTGCAAGCGCCACCTTGCGCGCCATTAATCCCGCTTTGTTGTCCCGTTGCCTGGAAGCTTTCGCCTCTATCAGCAAGGCCTTTCAGCGCACTCCCATCCCCGTTCGGATTCAGTCAATCGCGGACTCTCACGATCCTACGCGCTTGGATATGGCGCTCGCGGGGGAATTCAAGGTGACGGCCGTTGTCATGCCTATGCGGGCGGAAGAGGCGGACTATCAGGCTTGCGCGGTTGCCTAGAGCCGTTGCCGGCGGCTTAAGCGGTTCAACCGTGCGGGATGGCGGTTGAACCGCTTTGGACGCCTGGAACGGTTCCAGGCTCTCACAAGGGAAGGGCCAGCAATGGGAAGAAAAGGGAAAGAGGTTTGGAAGGTTCTAGGCCGTGGCTTTGCAGACTGGCACGGTTCCGCGCCTGGTCATTCCGTCAACGGCGCGGCTTTGGAACGGATGATTCCGGATGCGGAAGGCGCTTTGGTTTATGACGCGGAAGGCGCGGACGCGGACGCTTTCACGCGGCACGTTATCAGCGGCCCCATGCTTTCGTGGGATGTTCCGGCGGGCCACGTCTATAGGTTCGCGCAACCGCAAACGTGCGGCAATTGGGTAGAAGATAGGCGCTTGTTTGCGGAACCGTGGAACGGCCAGGAATTGGGCGGCTTTGATTACGTTTCCCTTGACGTTTTCGAGGCGCTTCTGAGGCGTGTTCCCGGAATCCGAATTGGGCGTGTTCGACGTGGCGCGGTTGCATGGGAGGAAGGCCAGTGAAAGCGAAAACGGAACGCCTGGAAGCTACGCCTAGAAACCTTGCCGCAGATTACGCGGAAGCCTCTTTCGTGAATTCGCACCGTGACGTGTTCGGATGCGAGTGCATGGAAGAGGAAGAGGCCGTGGAATGCGAGGATGACGCTATGGCCGCTGCAAGCCTGTATCGCGTGGCCCCCTTTGGAGATTGAAGCCGCTTGTGTGCCGCTTAGGTCGGTTCACCTGGAACACGGGTGAACCGCCCTTGGAAGCACGCAAGCCCCCTCACAACGAAAGGCAAGCCATGAAAACGCATCCGAAGCAAGCCATCCTGACCCGCTACTTTGGCCCCACGAACACTAAGCCCTCCCGAATTAAGGCGACGGCGCAAGCAGGAAGCGTCACGCTTTCCTGGAATTACGACCTGGACCCTTCCGAGAATCACCGTGCCGCAGCGCTCGCGCTTGCCGCGAAGTTTGACTGGACCGGCCCGTGGCAGGGCGGAGCCTTGCCGGCAAACGGCGGCTTTGCCTGGACGTGTCCCGAACTGTAACCCGTAGACAACCGCGCTAGGCGTGCCCGCGTGTTCGGATGCGCTTAGCGCGTGTCCCCATTGAAAGGAGACATCATGGATAGAGAAGTATCTGAAAGCCTCATTGCAACGGCCCGCGTGCTGGAGTCCGTGTCCGCGAACCTGCTATCGCTCATGGCGCATGAGAGGGACCATACCAAGGGCGCAACGCTGTCCGCCTGCGTGGTGGCCCTGGCGAGACTTGCCGGTGCCCACCGGAAGGCGGCTCAGTCGCGTGTCCAGGGCGACGACTACGACTTCCACCGGGAAGAGGATGCACGCGAGCGTGCCGCAGGGAGGGAGGACTGATGGACGTGCCGAGAGGATGGACTTTGACGTTGACGGCCGCTTGCGTGGCGTGTCAGAAGACAACCGTACTTCCTGCGGGCCTGTCCATGCCGCGTGCGAAGAACCATTTGCGGGAGGCGGGGTGGCGGTACTCTGCCGATTCCTGCGGGTGGGCCTGCTCCGAGGCGTGCCTTGTCAGACTGGAACGAGAAGCTAGGGAATCCGGCTTCGGCCCCGCTGCATAGGCGGGCGAGGCGGTGGCTTAAGAAGCATTGCACCTGGAGCGACGGGAGGCCGATGTATGTCCCCCTTCGCTCCGATGCCTCCGGCCTGTGGAGTTTCAAGCTGGAGCGCATGAGCGTGTCCTATTGGCGGCGTGTCTTACGCGAAAGCGGGGACGTGCTTTTTGAGGAATGCAGCGAACGCGAAGCAATGGGAGTTGAGTGAATGGACTTCATCCGGCTGGACCCGAGGCGGCACACCAAACCGAAGGCGTTGAAGGTGGGTTGGCGTGCCATGCGTGTTTACGAGGCGCTGGTGGACATTTCCGCCATGTACGACCTGCGTGGCGTGCTTCCTGCGGACTATGCGGATCCGGCGTTTATTGCCGGGGCCGTGGCGCTCCGGCCGGAGGATTGGGGCCTGGACAACATGGAATACTTGACCGCCAGCATCGGCCTCTCCCTGGACAAGTTGGTTTCTTCCGGGATGCTTTCCGTTGAAGCGGGATGCCTGGTGGTTGTCGGTTGGGAGGAATTCTACGGGTTTAGGAAGGCCGGGACGGAACGTGTCCCGAAATCCAAGCCCACCGAAAACGCAAAAAGTTTTTTGGGTGAGGAAAAACTTTTTGAATCTACACCACACCACACCACTACACCCACTACTGATAAGGGCAGTTTCCGGGGGAAAGACTTGGCCTCCCTGTGGAACGCTTGGGCCGCGAAGCACAAGGTTCCTCAGGTAACGAAGGTGGGCGGAAAGCGGGCTCAGCTGGCGGACGCTCGCGCCAGGGAGAACGGGCCGGAATACTGGACGGAAGTGCTGGAGCGCATGGGCAAGTCGCCTGGACTCTTGGGTAAGAACGACCGCCAGTGGACCGTCACCTTTGACTGGCTGCTCCGGCCCATGTCGGCGGCAATGGTGCTAGAGGGGAAGTACGACCGTTGGGGCAAGGCCACAGGCGAGTCCGCCAACGTCCTTTCCGAGTCCGAGGCGGACTCCCTTTACGGCGAGGCGTAGGTGCGGAAGGGCTCTTGCGTTTACAAGGGCTGTCCCTCCGGCAGCTGGTCTAGGGGGCTGTGCAAGGCGCATTACCGAAGGGCCACCGGGGAGTTGGCTGGACCCGTCAAGCACTACACCCGGAACAAGGGCCACCTTTGCCGGCTGGTATGCGACCGTCCGGCCCATGTGGACGGGCTGTGCAAGCGTCACTACAGGCGGCGCTGTGAGGGACTGGAAAACTGGCACGCGCCGCTGGTGATGCGGGCCAGCAACGGCTCGCTCGCAATGGGCAGGGTGCGAGTCCGGCGCAAGTACGCCGATTTCTACCTGGCGCTCTCCGAAGGGATGGGCATGACGTTGAACGCCCTCGCCACCTTCCTCTTGGAAGAGTACGCGCAGACGAGATTGAACGAGCAGACAGACGACACGGAACAATTGACTACGGAGAAATGGCGGCGTAGAGAGTAAGCGTCCCAGCGGTGGGACGGGAGGAAGGTATGCAGCTACACAACCATGAGGTTGAGCGGGCCGTCCTATCGGCCCTCTCCAATGAAGCCACCTTGGATTCATCCAAGGCTCTTTTGCTTCTCCGCCAAAGCAAGCTGGTGGAGCAAGACTTCCATCACCCCAAGCACCAAGCCCTTTTCACGGCCATGAAGGCGGTGCTGGACAGGAGCGAGCCCGTCACCCCGCTCGCGGTCAAGTCTCAGCTGGAGCGCGACGAAGCCCTCGCGGCGGTAGGTTGGGAGTACGCGGCAGCCGTCCTGATGGACCCCGTGGCGGACGGGCACCATGTAGTCCCTCACTCCAGGACGCTGCGGGATTTGGCGGCACGGAGGACGGTGCTTGCTCACCTGGCAGATTTGAGGACGCAGCTGACGGACGGCAAGGCGTCCCCCCTGGAGGCTGCGGCAGCGGTGGCCGGCAAGCTGGCGAACATAGCGGCCGTTGAGTCCAACATCGTTACCCTGCGGGAAGCCTCTTCGGAGTTGTTGGCGCATTTGGACAAGGTGAACAACGGCACGGAGGACGCCGTACTTCCTACCGGCATCAGGGTGCTGGATGCCGTGATTGGCGGCTTGCAGCCCACGCTGGTACTGGTGGGAGCGCTCCCTGGGGTTGGCAAGAGCGCCTTCTTGGCGACCGTCACTCAGTCACTAGCCAAGCGAGGTAAGCGGGTGGGGCTTGTCTCCCTGGAAGACGCGGCCTCTTGGCTTGCGTGGCGGTTGCTTTCGGACGAGTCGAAGGTTGACCAGTTCGTACTACGCCACAAGCGGCTTTCGGACTTCCACTATCAGCAGACGGCGGACGGATTCACCCGGATGCATGAGTACGGGGACAAGGTATTCCTTGTGGACGGGGCGGACAGCGCCATGACGATTGACCAAGTGGTTGCGGCTTGCAATGCAATGGTGGTGATGCACGGCGTTGAGGCCATCATCGTTGACCACCTGGGGGAGATTGCCGGCAATGGCGACGAAGCCCGCTATGACCTGGAAGTTTCAAGGCATTTGTCCAAGCTGCGGGGAGTGGCTAACCGATACGGAATACCCGTTGTCGTCGCTGCCCACCTTCGAAGGCGTGACGGTCTTGGGCCAGGTGACATGCCCAAGCTGTCAGACTTCGCAAATTCTAGTGGCGCTGAGAGAAAGGCTAGGATTGCGCTTGGACTTTCACGCGAACCTGACAGCGACAAGATGGTGATTCACGTCCTCAAGAACACCAATGGCAAGGCCGGGAAGAGCGTCGAGGTTCAGTTCCACGGCGCTGCGGCCATGCTCAAGGCCACGGAGGGGATGCCATGAGTCACGAAACCATGAAGCAGCAGCGGGACGATTGGGAGCGCATCGCCAAGTATTGGCAGGAGCGCTACAAAGAAACACTGAGCGAGCGCGACGAGGCGCGGGCTGAGTTGGCAAAACATCAGGGTTCCCAGTTTCATCCCGACTGGTCGCTGTTGCAGACGTGCCGCGAAGAACTAGACGAAGCCCGCGCCGAGGTGTCCGACCTGCTGGCAACGCTCGACGCTGCGGGATTCGGCGCTAGACAGGCGCTTCAAGATGTGGCCGAGCGCCAGCGGGAGGCGTGCGCGAAGCGTGTGGAAACGCTCAGCGGCTTCATGTTCGCGGTCACTGTGCGGCACACTCCGCTAGTGACGGAGGTGGAGAAGTGACGCCCCCCAAGAAGGTCGGCAAGAAGTCCAAGGTTTGCGCTTCGCAGGTTGCTTGCGACGGCACCTTTGTCAGCCACGCCTCCGGCTTTGACGCTTGCCGCGCTTGTCGGGACAGGCTGGCGCAAAGAGCCAAGCCGCCGAAGCCGCTACGAGGCCAGCGGTGCATTGAAACCTACCAGGGGCGGCTATGACGCTGGGAAACGTGGTGGGACTGATGAATGCCGCTGACCGCATCCTCAACAATCTTCGGCGGGATAACCCGGAGAAGCTGCTGGCCAGACTTGCGGAAATTGCGGACGACGAGCCGGCGTTGAATCGCCTGCATCAAGACCTTGAACAACTAACCCGGAAACTTGCCGCTTCGCGCCAAGTGCCGGTTGTGATGATGGGAGCAGACAATGGGGCTTTGGGACGCAAAGGGTTGGAGCAAGTGCGGCAAGTGCGGGACGATGCAGCCGGACCCACAGTTGAGCGACGGAGCTTGTATCCGGACGGATTGGTGCGCGAGGCAGAGGGCGGTTCCGGAGGCGGTGATGGCGGAGTGGCCGAGAATCCAGAATGACTTGAAGCACCTTGGCTCCGCCGGCTTTGAGGCCAACGGCAGGAAGTACGTTCTGCACGGCATCAGCGAGTCCGCCGAGTCATGGGCGGTGCGGCTGGAGAACGAGATTTCCCCTTACGGAAAGGACGACGACAATGGCAAAGCGTAGCAATGCCTGGAAGGCGCTGGAGCGCGAGGCGGCTGCACTCCTGCGCGGGAAGCGGGTTGTTCGTGGCGACTACGGCGCTTCGGATACGGACGTAAAGACCGAATTCCCGCACTTGAAGATTGACTGCAAGTACCGACAGTCTCACGCCCACCACGCACTCCTGGACGGCATCAAGAAGAAGTATTGCCGTGAGTTACAGGATAAGCCCGTGCTGGTGACGAAGCATCACCGTCAGCCTGGATGCAACGTCACCATTGACGGCGGCTACTTTTCCCTGCTGCTCGACTGTTACCGCGTTGTGGACAGGTTGCAGCTGGCGGACCCGTACATGGCGCTTGATATTGCCAGGGAGGTTTCAGCGGACGGCGAAGAGTTGATGGCCGGCATTGGATGGGTCCGCAGCCGCAATCAGGACAAGGGGGGACGCAATGACTGACCTGGAGATTAAGCGCTTCAAGCACCGGGAATACATGCGCCGAGTGAACGGCAGCCTCCCGGAAGACAAGCATTGCTCCATCTGTGGGACGCACATGCCAGGCCGGAAAAAGTCCGCAAAGTTCTGCTCCAACCGATGCCGCCAGGCGAACAAGTACGACAAAAAGCGAGTGAAGCCGAAGAAGCAGTTGACACAGCCCGAAGTACAGCAGTAGAAGCAGGACCGGCTCCAGCGGTGGGGCCGGTCGCAAGAGAAAGGGCAGCGCCAAGGCGCATCCCTAAGCAGCGCAAACCACGAAGCACAACCAAGGGAGTAGTCCATGTTCCAGAAGGCACAGAAGTCCAAGAGCAAGCTTCGCATCACGTTTGATGGCCCTGCCGGCAGCGGCAAGACGTTCTCCAGCCTCCAGTTAGGCACCACGTTGGGCAAGAAGGTGGCTCTGCTGGACACCGAGCATGGCAGCGCCAGCAAGTACGCGGACAAATTCGCGTTCGACACCGCGAGCCTCACCGACCACAGCCCGTTGTCCTACGTCGAGGCCATCAAGGCGGCTGGCGAGGCCGGCTACGAAGTCCTCATCATTGACTCCCTCTCCCACGCCTGGATGGCATCCTTGGAGATTGTGGACCGGGAGAAGGACAAGTTTGGCAGCGGGTGGCGCAAGGTGACGCCCATGCACGCCAAACTGGTCGAGGCCATCCTTGGCTACCCCGGCCATGTTATCTGCACCATGCGCTCCAAGATGGCCTATGAGAGCGAGAAGGACAGCAATGGTCGCGTCACCATCCGGAAGGTTGGCATGGCCCCGGTGCAGCGCGAGGGAATGGAGTACGAGTTCGACGTGGTGATTGACCTGTCCTTGGAGGGCAACGTCAACGTGTCGAAGACGCGGTGCAGCGACCTCTCCGACAAGCTGTTTACCCGGCGGGACGTGCCGCAGATGGCGAAGATTCTCAACGCTTGGCTGAATGACGGCGTTGTGGCGGCTCCCACGGTGTTTGCCAAGTCGGAGGCGAAGGCCGAGCCGCAGGGGCTGGAGAAGCTGGCGTCTGCTCCGGGAGAAATGTACCAGATTCCCGAAGAGCCGCTGACCACGTTTGACCGCATTGCCAATTGCGAAACCGACGAGGAGTTGCGGACGCTGTACCGCAGCCTTCCGCCGGAGGAGGCGAAGAAGCCGGCCGTGCTGGCGGCGTTTAAGGCTCGCAAGTCGGTGGTTCGCTAATGAAGACGCACTACGCGGAGTTCCAGGTACAGGGCGAGGATTTGCGGCAGTTGCAGGAGTACATGGAGTTGGCCCGCAACACCGTCATGCTGTGGGACGGGCTTGCTGTCGAGGCTCGCCGGCCGGGGTTTTTGGATGCGGCCACGCTGGAGAAGGCGCGCACCATGTACGGCATGTCGCTCAAGCTGATGGTGACTGTGGGTGCCGAGTTGGACAACAAGTTCACCGGCATGGCCGTCCAGGTGGCGTCGAAGGAGGTTGTCTGATGCCTTCCGTGATGATGCCTTCGGGTAGTTCCGTTGAACGGACGATGGAGTGCCCTGCTTCCCTTCAGTTGCCGCACGTTTACGGCACGTCTGAGGCCGCAGAGCGAGGAACGGCCATCCATGCCTACCTGGAACAGATTGTCTCCGGAAAGGCGCTGGAGGAGGCGCTGGCGGTTGTCCCGGAAAAGTACCGGGAAGACTGTCAGGACGTAAGCCTGGACAAGTTTTGGGGCCAGCAGTACCGGGACTTGAAGGCCGAGGTTTCAATGGCCGTCAACGTTCACACCGGGGAGGCTCGCATCTTGGGGAGCAACCGGAATTACGCCACCGTCACCCCGGACGAGTTCTACGGAACCGCCGACTACATTGGGCGGACGCAGGACGGCATCCTGGTGGTTGGCGATTTCAAGACGGGCCTCGCAAACGTCAGTCACCCGCGCAGCAATTGGCAGTTGAAGACGCTGGCCTACATCCTCTCTCAGCTGCACGGGGAGAACGAGGTTGAGGTTGCCATCGTCAAGACGGAGGGAGAGGGCCAGCTGCTCTCTCACCGCTTCGACTCCCTGGACTTGGCGGTGATTGCCGAAGACCTCCGCATCCTCCACGGAAAGCTGCAAAAGTTGCAGGCCCCGAAAGAGGGAAAGTGGTGCGACTGGTGCCCTGCCTACAAGTCCTGTCCTGCCAAGGTGACGATGCTTCGGGAGTTGGCTGCTGCCCCCAACGTCACGGCGGACAAGATTGTGGACGACTTGAAGGCGGGTGACGCCAAGGCTGCGTACCGGCGCTACCGCACCATCAAGACGGCGCTCCAAAAGGTCGAGGCCGAGTTGAGGATGCTTACCGAGCGGGAGCCGATTGACCTTGGGGACGGGTTTTTCTACGGGCCGGTGAAGCAGACGCGGGAAGAGATTGACGGCAAGACGGCGTTTGAGGCTGTCATGGGGCTCTACGGGGCCGATGCTGCCAAGTCCGCCGTTGGCTTCACCACGTCCAAGACGGCCATCGAGAAGGCCATTGCGCCCCATTGTGCCAAGGGGACCAAGGCTGGCGCTGTCCGAGCCCTGGTGGACACCATTGCCGCCAACGGCGGCGTCACCGTGTCTCAGCGAGTCGTTACGAAGGAGTACAAGGATGGGCATGACGAAGAGTGACGCGCTGGTGTTGGCGCTGGCGCTTTGGGGTCCAAACGCCTTTGCCGTTAGAGCCAAGGACAACCAACGTAACCTGCGGTATCGCGTTGGATTTGCCTCCAACCATGAGGGACAGTCCCGCCTCTACATCTTGGGTATGGGACAGACGTGGGAGCAGGCTTTTGAGAAGGCGCAAGAGCATCCCCTCCACAAGACGCAGAATGAGAAGGTTCGGCAGTTGAGGAAGCAGTACAACGACAAGGCAGAAGCATTCACCAAGGAGCAGAATCCATGAGCGGCGTGAACAAGGTCATCATCGTTGGCAATTTGGGGAAGGATCCCGAGGTCAAGGCTGTCGGGCAGTCCACGGTTGCGAATTTCTCCCTCGCCACGTCCGAGTCCTACACGGACAAGTCCGGCACGAAGCAGGAGAAGACCGAGTGGCACAAGATTGTGGCTTGGGGGAAGCTGGCGGAGTTGGCCGGCCAGTATCTCAAGAAGGGTCGCCAGGTTTACGTTGAGGGCAAGTTGCAGACCCGCGAGTACGAGAAGGACGGCCAGAAGCGGTACTCCACCGAGGTCGTCGCCACCGGCATCACCTTCCTTGGTAGCGGAGCAGGCAAAGACAGCAAGCCCGAGGCGGACGAGCCGTTCTGACGTTACACTAGGCTGGAGCAAGCGCCTGGGTTGAGGGTTCACCTTTCTCCCCTCCCGTGGCGTACCGAGCAGGTCGCCCCCTTCCTGCGCTCATAAGGGGGCACTTTCCCATGCCATCACCCTCCGAGTTGCACGGGCTGCTGGAGCAGGTCCGCGAGTTGACCGAAGACGTTGCTCGCCTTGAGGCCGAGAAAGAAAGCCTTGAGAAGCAGCTGAAAGAGCAGGAAGCCCTCGCCCAAGAACATTGGGAGAAGGTGAAATCTCTAACCCGTCAGATTGACCGTTTGCTTTGGTGACAACATGAATCCCGAGAACGCCCTTTTCCTCATTGACGTGCTGACCAACGAAGTGCGCCGCATGGGCCTCACCATCGAGTCTCAGGCCAAGGCCATCAAGGAGTTGCAGGAGAAGCTGGAGGCCAAGCCGCAGGAGAAGGCTCCATGAAGGACCGGGACGATGCGGCACCGTACCTGACCGCACACACGCAGCTGGAAGCCCTCTTCAATGAAATGTACGAAGAGCAGCTGACGGCCGAGTGCAAAACGGAGAAGCAGAAAGAAGTCCGTCGCCGGATGCGGAAGTTGAAGCTGCGCCTGGTGGAAGGCGGCCTGTCGTGAGCGTCAAGTTGGTATCCACTACCCTGCCGTCCCGCGACTTGAAGGACTACGGCGTGTATTCGGGCGAAGACCTGATGGTTTATGCCGCCAGGGTGTCTTCTCCGCAGAACCAGCACGACACCGCCACCGGGGAGCGCCTGCTTCGCTATTGCATCAAGCACGGACACTGGAGCGTGTTCGACATGGCAGACATGACGGTGGAGGTTCAGACCTCCCGCGCCATTTCCGCCCAAGTGGTTCGCCACTGGAGTTTCGACGGCCTGGAAGTGTCAGGGGACTTTCGCTTCCAGGAGTTTAGCCAGCGGTATGCTCCGGTGGCGGGTTTCGAGACATACGAAGCCCGCGCTCCACACCCCAAGAATCGCCAGCTATCGGTAGACACCCTTTCCGAGAGCGCCAAGGTGCGGTTTCAGCAGCAGCAAGAGCATGTTCAGACCATCTGCAATTCGCTGTACCTAGAGGCGCTGGAGTTGGGCATTGCCAAAGAGTGCGCCCGCTTTCTGCTGCCGATGTCCGCCGCCACCACCTTCTACATGAAGGGCAGCGTGCGTTCCTGGATTCACTACCTCAAGCAACGAAGCCCCGCCTGCGGAGCGGAAGGCGTCCAGCCGGAACACGGCGAGATTGCCGACCGCATTGCCTTCCTGTTCGCGGAGCAGTTTCCCCTCACCTATAAGGCTGCATTCAATGAGCAAGCGTAAGAATGAAGTGGTCGCTCCGGCCCCGCAGACTTTGGTGGAAATGTTCAAGGAGGTCTACTCGGCAGAAAACCTCAACAAGACGCCTCCGCCCAAGTCCTACGACGAGTTGAAGGACGAAAACCTAGCTATGCACCAGCGTATTTGTGACCTCAAGGAAGCGCTGATTGACTCCTTGGAGGCGCTTAAGTTTTTGCTGACGCACAACACAATGGATGCCGTCCAAAATGCACAGCAGACGGTGACGGAGATTGAGGACGCCATCAATGGCCGCTGACAAGACTGACAAGCTGACCGGCAAGAGCGTCACCGACACCCTGCGGGAATTGTACCCGCCGGAAGTGAAGCACGCCGACCTCTACCTCAATTACACGCCCAAGACGCAAGCAGAGGCCCATTTCGACACCCTTATTGCCGCTCGCCGGCAGTTGGGGCGAAAGACCTACGGCCAGGGCCTTGACCACACGGACAAGTACAACTGGAACGTCATGGCCTTGGAGGAGGCGCTGGATATGTGCCAGTACCTTGCGGCGCAAAACCTCCGGGTGCTCCAGGCTCTCCGCAAGCTAGGCCAGCACGCCACCAGCTGCTCCATTGTGGCTGACGGTGACGCAGACTGCGACTGTGGCCTCTACGAAGCCCTGCACGGATTCATCTAACCGTTACCTATGTCTATGCGGCGGGGAGTTTCCCACTTGGGAAGCGTTCCTCGCCCATAGGTGCAGGTACGTTAGCGGATCAGCCGGCCCTCGATAACGCACGACCCCTCGACAATGGGGACGGGTTGCAGCAGGACATTGCCGTTGCTTTGGCGGTATCCGATTCCAAACCCATGCGCCCAATGCCTCATGGCGCTGACGCGGTGCATGTAGTCCACTTGGGACAAGTCGCCAAGCCAACCAAACATGGCGGCAACGTGAGGAAGTCCAGCGGCATTGCCCACCACCGCATAGCCAAGTCGGTGAGTGTGCCCAATCACGACATTGCCCTGGAAGGTTTCCTGCGCCCTGTAGTGGGCGTACTGGCCTGCCTGCCCCGTGTCGTGGGTGATGTGCAATTTCCCGAACAGGACGTGTTTCTTGTACGGGACGTACTCCCATCCGGAACGCTTCAAGTCCAAAACCTCGTCAATTTTCACGGCATTGAAGAGGGCAGGGGCTTTCTGCATGAGGTAACGCTCCAGTCGGTCCTCATGGTTGCCGCTGACGTAGATATGGCGAGAGGCCCCAAGGCTTTTCAGTTCCTTGAGGCCCTGTTTTACGTCCTCAACCTCATACTGGAGGTCTGCGGCGCGGTTAGGGTTCTTGTCGTGGCTGCTGACGGAGTAAAAGTCCGCAAAATCTCCAAGCGTGACAACGACATCGGGCCGGAACGCCTTACCGGCCCGCAGCACCAGCCTCCACAGCTTCTTGTCGTGGTACGGACGGTGTGTGTCAGGGATGAAGAGTACGCGCTCCAAGCCCTACAGCTTTCGCACGCCAGGGCTGGCGATTCCAAACGCCGCCAAGAGGCCGATAACGCCCTGAGCCACCGCGCCTACCCACCCCGGAAGAATCCCCGCCTCAGAGGCAGCCAGGGTCGCTGCGGCGACAACGGCCACGCCGGTCAGAACCTTCACGGTGGTCTGATTCAGGATTGCGCCCTGTGCGGGCTGCGCGGGAACGGGCACGGGGACTTCAACGGTCTGCGTCTGATTGAGATTCGTCATGGCGGCCATCCTCTCTTCGGGTGTTGCGTTGAAAGGTATCATGTTCTCGTCCAGGCCTCGCTCTGCCAGCCGGCGCTTGCGCTCTTCCGGAGAGAGGTTGGGCAGCGGCTTTCTCACTTCGCCGGCCATTTCCCCTCCAAAGGGATAGCGCGGAAACAGCGGAAGTCGGGACGGTATGCGTGGGTAGGGCGGTAGCGTACTCTTGCTCCCTTCTTGATGGCGATTTCGGGTGACGTGACGCTGGAATTGCCGCCGCAGGCCCCGAATGCGCGCCCATCCGGAAGCACCAGCATGACGTGGTTGATGGCGTTGACGCCTGGACCGTAAAAAGCGAGGCAGGCCTGTCCCTTGGCTTCCTTTTCGGTGAGTTTCGGCAGGAAGTTGCACATCTTCTGAGCGTTCGTATTGGCCCGCCAGTCCACCCGCTTGTTGGTGGCAGCGTAGAGGCCGGAGGTAATGAGGCCGCTACAGTCGTAGCAGTCCTTATACTTGGCGCTCTTCAAGTCTTTGCCGGAATACCCGTTTTCTGCCGTAGGCCAGCAGTACGGAAGGTTCTCTTTCGACAAGACCCATGTTACGAAGTCTGCAAGTTCGTTAACGGTAGCGGACTTTTCTTCCGGGGCTCCCATGAACAACCTCCTTCACGCCTGTCTTGTCGTTGCTGGACTTGCTTATTTGCCGGAAAGGGCATGGCCGCAGGCTATCGTCTTTTTGGCTTTTGGCGTTGTGGTTGCCGCCAAGGAGTATTCAGAGGCCATGTCGGCAGCGGCCAAAGATGCGGCGAAGGCAGCAGATGTACTGGCATCCAAAACCGAACAATTGCAGGCCCTCGACAGCAAGGTGGCGCAGCTGAATGAGCGAATGTTGCGGTACGAAACCCGCCCCCGCTAGGGCTTGGCAAGCCGGTCTACGCCGGCCTCCAGCTTGCCCAATGACTGCATGATGGCGGAGTAGTTATCCTCCAGGCGACGGAGGCGGATTTCGTGCTGCGTCGAGAGAGCCCTGCCCTCTTCCCGCGCCTTGTTCAGCGCCTCAATCTCTTCGTGGTGGCGGTCCACCTGTGCCTGCATCCTGGTGAATGTCATCACCGCCCCAACGGCCATAGCCGCCAAGGTAAGTGCAAAGCCAAGCTTCACGGGAGAAGAGTCGCTGAGAATGTCGTTCACGGGGATTCCTCAAGCAGCTTGTCGAGTTCCTGGTCGCTTGGCAGCTTGCCTTTGTTGAGGAAGATAGCAGCCTTCAATTCCTCGTTGTTCTCGTTCCCGGCGGCAGCGTCACGCTTTATGGCCTCCAGCAAAGACGTGCCAACGGGACCAAGGGCTCCAGGGTTCTTGGAGAGGACCGCCTGCACCTTGCTGCTGCGTGTTGCAGACGCAATCTCCTTCTCCCGCCGGTTTTGCTCCTCCACGTTCTGCAAGTGCAGGTTGAGCGGAGTGGTGCCGGGAGCCCTCACAGTGTTACCTGGAGACTTGAGGAAGAAGTCCGAAAACTTTTGCTTGAACTCCGGAGTCATTCTCCCGGAAAGCGTTTCGAGCCCCATCCCGGCAGAGTCGTAGCCACGCGCAAGTCCGGTGGCGAGGCGCTGGCGAGCGGCGCGGTTGGCGAGCATGACGGCCGGAGCAGCGGCAAGCGCGGTCATGGCTCCAGGTCGCCCGTCCTCCAGCAAGTCCTTTGCGGGAAGACCAACCGTAAGGCCAGTCAGGCCGGCCTCCGCCATTGTCCCGCCGTGAATCTGGTCCGTCAGCGAGAAACGGCTGTTGCCGGCGTCACCGGCAGAGCGGTTGTCCAGCCCCTTGAGGTATTCCGCAATGGTGCCGTAGTTGCGCTTGTTGTTGCCGTACTTGGACAGAACCGTTGGATTTGTGGCCTTGCCAAGTTCCTTCTCCACAAAGTCGTCAATCGCCCCGCGAATGGCAAGGACAACCTCTTGGTCAATGTCGGTCTTGGCGAGAGGCCCCAGGTCCTTGTCTGCCGCAGTCTTCAACTCCCGCAGTTCCCGCAGCGTGACTCCGCTCTCGGCAATGTCGTCCCACTTGGACAGCAGGGCATCAACCTGGCCGCCCTTCTGCAAGTCGAGGTTGGGAGCGCGAGTCATGTTTTGCAGGCGACCACGCAGGTCGGACAGCATAGGCCTGATGTCGAGGCCGATGCCGTCGAGCAGCCTTGCGTCAGGCTCCACCTGGACGTTGGGGACGCTTCGCTCGCCAAACGCCCCGGACTGAGCCTCAATCTGCTTCGGAGTCAGCAGGTTGGCTTCGGTGGTGATGGGGAGCGGCTGCTTGGGAGTGACAACCTCCGGCCCCTGCACATTCGGGTATCGGTCCTGATACCTGTCAAACTTGGGCTGTTCAGGAACGGGAGTGCGCGGTGCGTCCTTTGCCGCCTCCCTCATGGGACGGGTGATTCTATCGTTTTCGGTCCAGGCGGCGTCCCATTGGCTGTTGTTGCCAAGGTCCGGCATGTTGTACTCAATCGGGAAGTCCCCCGGCTCGCCACGGGGCGTGGGCGGCTTACCTTCAAGGCCGGCCTTGACCTCGTTCGGCCAAACCATCGGGCGCATTCCGTTCTCTTCCAACGCACGGCCGGTGTAGCTTGGGTCGCCAACGGCATCACCCCACTGACGGCGAGTGGAAACATAGTCGCGGGTGGCGTCCCTTGCGTCACCGCTGCCCAATTCGACCATGCGCCGTATCTCTTCGTCATACCCTCCGATGTTGCCGGACCTAAAGGGGATGTCGCGCACCATCGGGTCGTTGGTCTTGATAAACCTGTTGGCAAGAGCACGAATGGCGGCTGCGCGCTCCTCTTTCGGAACGTTTTTTAGCGCCTCAACAATGCTCTGAGCCTGGTCGCCCTCAAACGCGGAGCGGACACCGCGAGGTCGGCCCGAAGCCACATCCACAACCTCGTCAGCCTCGTCGCCAAGGTCGGCAAGGTCCGCCTCGGCCTCCTGCGCCGCCTGCTGCCTCTTTTGCTCGGCCTTTGACAGCGGCTTGGCCTCGCCTTCCGCCTTTGCCGCAGCCGCCTCCGCCTTGCCAGCAGCGCCCTCGGCAGCTTCCTTGCCGGCAGCGGCGGCGTCGGCCTCCGCCCAAGCGCCCTTCATGGTGTTGCGAAGCTTCTGCATCAGCGATTTCCGACCAACCTTGAGTCGCCGCAGGCGATTGTCCACGGACTCTACGCCGGGGGTTGCCAGCTGCACCTTGGCGCTCTCAGGCTTCTGGTGAAGCGCCTGGAGGCTCTTCCGGTAGGCGTCCTGCTCGACTACATCCTTCTCGCGGGCGGAGCGGTCCATGGCGCTGTAGGTGCTGACCTCCGCATCCTTGCCGCGCTTAGTCTGCTCGTTCCAGTTGTTGAGGCGCTGCTTTTCTCCCGCAGCGGCAGCGTGAGCGGTTTCGTCGAATGCGGACCTGGCTCGGCCAAGGCGGAAATTGTCCGCATCCCGGAAGAGCCCCCGAAGCTGGCGAATAGTCTCCAGTTCGCTGTTGGGGAGGCCAAGTTCCTTGGCGATAGCATCGTCGCCCATCTTGAGCAGCTTCTCGCCGTCAATGCCCAGGCTTTCCAGCAACGGCTCCAGCCGGTCAATCATGTTGTCCGCGCTGTCGAACGAGCGAATGACGTACTTGCCGTCTGGCGTCCGCAGATTCAGCATGTCGCGGGCAATGCGCTGGCGCTCCTCACGGGGGATTTTCAGCAGGGCAGCCTTGGCCATGCCAGCGCGAAGCACCTCCCGCTCCGCCTCTCCCTGGAGAAAGTCGCCAGTCTCTCCAATCAGCTTCTTAGTGCCATCCCACGCCTTACTTCCGCCGGCATGGAGCAAGGGTGCGGCGGTCCCGCCAAGACCCAAGCCATAAAAGCCGGTTTCAATGCTTCCTTCCAGCCCCTCGCCAGCGCCAAATCCGCCAAGAGCGCCTGCCGCAGCGCCCTCGCCGGCAATGCCGCCATACTGCATCGTCTTGCCAAGCGTCTTGGCGCTAAAGTTGGCCGCTTTTGGAAGCTTTCCAACGGCCTTAACGGCGGCCCTGCTTCCAAGGTTTGCCGCAGCGCCAGCGCCAGGGATAGGTGCCGCAAAGGTTCCAGTAACGTCACCCACCAAAAACGCTTCGGGGTTTTCCTCCTGCGCGTCCTTCGACTCTTTCTTCCAGGCGTTAGACTCCATGTTGTATCGCTTGGAAATTCGGTCAGCGAAAGACTCTCCGGGGAATTGTCCGGTGTCTTTGCTGCCAATTGAGCGAACAACCTCGTCAGCCGCGCCAAGAACGCCTGAAATTTCATTGGCAAAATTGAATGATCCGCCCTCCGCAAGGCCCTTGGAGAAAGCGTCTAGGGCCCCATTCTTGTCGAAAAAGCCAGGACGCTTGGCTTCTGCCGCAGCCTGCTCTTCGGCCACGCTAAACGGCTTAAGGGCAACGCCGGGACGCGCACGGAAGTCTCCCGCCGATTCCCTTTTGCGCGCCTCAAGGATGGAGCGAGCAATGGCCTGCTTCTCAGGCGGCATCTCGGCAATATCTTCTTCGGTAAAGTCGGCCATTGCGTTCTCCAGTTACGGAACCAGCGGAGCAACCTCAAGGTCGTCTTCTTCCTTCTTTTCGCCCTTGAGAGACTGCAAGTATGCCTCAGTTGCCGCGCCGGATGCTCCAAAGCGCGGGTGGCCGGGGAGGTAGATGCCGGTGTCATGCTGCCACTTGCCCAGCACTACGTCGTCGCCAATACCAGCAAAGGTAGTGTTGAGATGGTCCGTGTTGGTGTTTTCGAGGTACGTCAGACCGTCTTCAAACTCGCCCTCGCTGCTTCCAAGCCCCACGGACCCAAGCGCGGCCTTGGCGCGAGGCAACTCGTAGCCAGTAAGGCTGGCTCCGTAAATGTCATGCCTCCACTTGGTCGCAATCTGCTCTGAAAGCTGGCGGACATGCTTGGCCTCCTTGGACATTGCGGGGAAAGCGCCACGCAGCGAGCCAACGCCAGGGTAGCCGCCGTACTTCTTCTTGATGGCGCGCAGTTCGTTGATAGCGCTGGTGACGGTCTTCACGCTGCCTGGCACCTTGTCGGACAGGCGCTTGCGCTGCGACTCGATGCGCTGTGCGGCCTTGGCCTCCTCTTTCTTCTTGGCAGTCGCCTGCTGTGCGGTAATCCGCTTGTCGGCAATCTCCTTCTGCGCCGCAATCCTCTTGTCGTCAGATTCGGACTTGCCCTCAAGCTGGAGCATCAGCCGCTTCATGGCCTCCTCATTGGTGATGTTGAGGCGCTTCGCCATTTCCTCGGCCTGGAATTTAAGGCGAAGCATCTGCTCTTCGCTGCCGCGCTCCGCCCTGTTGTTGCGGCCGGCCTCGTTCATAGAGGCAATCGCAACGGTCATTGCCCGCTGGGCAGCGGCCATGCTCTGCCGAACGGCATTGGCGGCGTCCGCCATTTCCCGCTTGTTGGTGCGGTCGCTGATGGACGAGTGCAGCTTGGCAACCTCGTCGTACATGCCGGCCGGCATGTTGGCGACTTCCTCCGAAGACAGGCCAAGTTCCGTGGCAAGGCGCTGAGTCAGCTTGGCCTTGGGGGACGTAGTGGAAAGCTCCTCGTCCGCAGCCATTTGCTTCTTGAGGGTTTCCACCCGCTTAAGCGTGGCCTCGGCATCATCCCGTGCGTTCTTGCGCTCGTTTTCCTTCAACTCCTCTTCCAGCTTCATCGTGCCAACGCTGGCGTTGTCGCCCTTGGCCTGGTAGTCCAGGTAGTTTTGCATCAGCTGTGGCGCGGATTTATCCTTCCCAAATTGAGCGGACGTAGCCATCAGCAGCCGTCCCAATGAGGAAGTGCCAAAGTTAATGGAGTCGTCCCTTCGTGCTGCACGCAATCGCTCCAGCAAATCCTCGGGAAGCGGCGGAGGTCCGCCCTGTTTCGGCTTCTCGGTGGAGCGGACGGAAGGGACGGGCACCACCTCGGCCTTGCTTTTCTGCTGCGGAACATCAGGAGAACCAGCGCGAGGCAGGATGTCAAACTTGTTGGGGTCTGACTGACCATAGAGCAGGGCTCCTTGGTACTTGCCAAGAGTCCCCTCCGGGTCCGTCAAAGCGCCCTGGCGAAACACGGCCTGCCCCGAAGGAGGCTTGCTCCTGGTCTTTGTCTTGAGTCCGCTAGGCACGGCGGCCTGCTCGGACATGGACTCCTCCGTTCCGGGAGGGGCCATGATGTAGTTCTGCGAGCGGGTAAACGGCTCCTCCGGAATGTACAAGTCGCCCTCCATTGGAGAGCGCGTGTAGTCCGGCTTGGAATAATCGTCGTTTAGCCCCAAGAGGTCTTGGAGGGTTTCGTATCGCTTTGCCATGTCCTACTTCCCTCCGTTCTTCTTCTTTTCCTCTTCCTTGTCGTACAGGCCCTTCCCGAAGCCGCCAAGACCTCCGGGATTCACGCCGGTTGTAACTCCAACCGCAAAGTCGCCAGCCGCACCAAGGCCACCGCCAATTGCGGAACCGGCAGCACGGCCCTGTTGGCGCGTGTTGTCGGCCCGTCCCTGGTAGACAGCGCCCTGCTTGTCCCGAACGTCAGCGCGGCGGTCCCGAAGGCTAATGTCGTTCTGGTAGTTCCGCTGCCGGTTGTCCATGTTGTACTGGTTCATCTTGTTCCGCAGGTCCGCATTGTACTGATTGATGCGGTCCTGTGCGCCAGCGCGGTCGCGGGCAATGCCGTAGTCCTGACCGCGAATGTCGCCGCCAAGCTGTCCGGCCCGCTGCATAGCATCGAGCGCCCGCTTCTGTGCCTCGGCCTGCACCTGGTATCCCTGCTGTGCCGCCGCCTCGGCCGCCGCCTGCTCTGAGCCAAGCATGTTGGCATACATAAGGCCGCTGCCCATCTGACCCCGCTGCGCGGCTTGCGTCATCATGGCCTGACGGCGAGCCTGCTGCTGCTGGTTGATGTCGTTGTTGATTCCCTGGAGGCGAGCACGGTCAATGGCCGTCATGCCTCCTTCGTTGGCGACCTGCTGCATCTGCTGGAGAGCCTGCATCTGCGCGGCACGCAGCGACGGATCTTGCTTAATTTTGTCGAATTCCGTGCCACCCTGAGTGATGGCCTCAACTTCTTTGAGAACATTTGGGTCAATGTTCCCGTATTCGTCCATGTTTTGCTGGAGAAACTGGAGTACCTTATCCTCAAGCTCGCGGGCATCGCCCTCAACAAGCATCCCGCCAATCCAGCTTCCAACGCCTGCGCCAAGGTCTTGAAGTCCCATGACTTGCGATCCTTTCTAGTAGTTCTTGTACGGCTTGTTTTTGTCTGGAGAGATAGAGTCAATAAATCTCTGAATCCAGTCGTCAGGAAGCGGGTCTGCCGGAGTCGGAGTGGAGGGAGCAGGCTCTTCCGGCATGTCAATGCCAACCTTGCGCTGGTCATTTTCCATGGCTGCGCGAGCCGCATCTTCCGCGTCTTTCCTCTTCTTCTCCTGCTCGGCATCCCAGGCTGCATTTCGAGCCTGCACGCCAGCGTAGGCTTGCTTAGAGCGCTCGTTGGCAGCGTTGAGCAGGTTTCCAATGTTGTTGTACCTGCTAGAAAGCTGAGCAAAGCGCCCGCCGCCGGCTTGCTGAGTCAGGGCACCGTCCCACAGGGCCTCGCCCTGAGAGTGGCCCTTGGCGGAATAGGCGTCCTTCATGTTGGTTCCGACGCCCTCCATGCTTCCAAGGTTGGCGTTCTGAGTGGAGGCCGACTGCGCCGCACGGGAGGCGCTGGCATACCCATCAGCGTTTGCCTCCTCAATGCTTGCTCCCGGCGAAGAGCGTGCGTTTTCGCCGTAGATGCTCTTGTCGGAAAGGCGCGAATTCCGGTTGTAGGTAGTCTCCAGGCCCTTGATTTGGTTTTCTGCGCTGGCTCCAGCGTTCTTGGCGCTGTTGCCAACCGTGTTAGCCATCCCCTGCGCCTGCTGCTGGTTCTGCCCCAGGTATTCACCAAGGCTGACGTATCGGCCAAAGTCTCCGCCGCCGGCCATCTGCCCATCACCGCCCTGCATGTTGGGAGCCTGCTGTCCGCGACCCATGCCGGCAGAAAAACGTGCGTTGGCGGCCGGAACGGAAAACCGCCGGACTGAGCCAGCATCTTTGGCGTCAAGCCGCTGCTCTTCCTTCTCGTTGCCTTTTCTGTCGGGACGAATGAAGGCCATTGCTTACCTCGGGATTACCAGGAAACGAAGGTTGTAGGTACGGCCAGTGACAAGCCCTGGAATGTTGTTGACCTGCACTCGTCCGTCGCCCAAATCCTCCCACAGCGCCGTCAGGGCCGGTAGCTCGGGAGGATCGTTGCCGGTGTCTGCAACATACACCAATTGCAGGCCCCATGCGGAAGACAGCCCGTGGCGCATCACCAACGGGAAGGCGGACTTCTCGGCCGTATTGAGCGTGACCTCCAAGTATCCAACCCCGGCATTGTCCCGAAGCGAAATGCCCTTGTTGAGCGCCGTTTGCACCGTAATGGACAGCTGATTGAGAGGCTGGAGCAGCTTCTCAATCCAATCGGCCTGGTCGGGAAAGTCCTCAACCAAGAGCCGCCGAATGTTGGGAGCCTTAGCCACGGCGCACCTTGGATTCGCTGCCGTAGGGTGCCACTGACAACGACATGCCCTGAGTGAAGAATTCCTGACCTGAGAAGTTGTGCAGGACTCGGCAGGTCAGCTGCGAGGCTCGCTGTGACGCCCTTGGAATCAACACGGTACGGGCGCTGCCTTTATTGGGCTGAACGCCGGACGTGCTGTACATGGAAGTTGACACGATAAGCTTGGTATCGGTCGTTGTCTTGGAGAGGTCGGAGTCAAACTGACCACGAATGACTCCGAAGGAGTCGTTGTTGACGAAAAGCGAGAGTTCCCGCCAATGCTTAGAAAGCTGTGGGTTCTCAAGCGTCTGCGCCGTCCAATCCAGCCTTACCGGGACAGGATTGGTAAAAGCGGCCGTGATGCCGCCACCATTGATGCTTCCCTTGATGCCGGCGTTGTAATCGGCCTTGGGAATCATCATCTTCACAACGCCTACAGAATCGGCCGTTGCGTAGAACGACTTGCCCGCATAAGTGCCGTTGTTGAGCGTCAGCTTGGCCCCGCGAAGCACCTGAGTCGAAACAACCACCGTAAAGGTGTAGTAGCCGTAGGTGGAGAGCGTCAGGTCTGAGCAGGAAGACAGCCCCACCGTCCCGCCGCCATCATGGAAGTCTGCGCTGGTGCGAGCCTTGTTTTCCAGGCGCGGTGCCGCGCTGTTAGAGCCCCACAGCAGAAGTTGGTCAGAGTCCACATCCACCGCGCCGCCACGAACGTCAGCAAACGTCCACTCCGTCCACGCCTGAGCCAGCAGATTGTAAACGTAGATGCCGGAAGACAGGCAGAGCAGGTACAGGCGCTCGGACTCATAGCCTATGCCCGCAGCAAGACTGTTTGCAGGAACCAGGGCCGGGACGACCGGTAGCAAGGCTGCGTCAATAGACCGGGACAAGACCTGCACCCCGGACTCGTTAACGGCCACAACGCCCTGGTTGCTCCAGCAGTAGATGAAGTTGGCAAGCTTGGCAAGGCTGTTGTAGGCCAGCAGCTTCACCGTTGGGTCGAACGCCTCCACCTGGAGGCTACTGGTATCGTATCCAGTGACGCGGAAGATGCCGTCATCCTTGAAAACGAAAAGGCTTGTTCCTACCGACGCAATGCGCCGGATGGCGTAGTTGGAACTACCAATGTCCAGGTAGTTGAGAAGGGGAACTGCCTCGGGAATACCCGTCTTGGAGAAGTACAAGCGGTGAGGGCGAGCCTCGTCGTCCGAATAGACGGTGGCCTTGTAGTAGGTGCCGGCGGCCCCTGCGCTGCCTGCCCCAATGTACGGGTCGTAGATGGTCAGCGTGGTGGCCGTGGTCGCAACGACTCGCTTGAGGCCCAAGGTAAGATTGGCCGCTGCGCTGGTGGTGACGACTTGAATGTACTCGCCCGCGCTAACCCCGTGCCCCGATGCCACCGTCAGGACTTGAAGGCCGGTAGAGCCATCACGCGCCAGCGAGCCAGTGATGTTGGAATTGGCGGTGGACGGAAGGGCCGGGATAAAGCACGTCTTGGTGGCGCTGTACTTGACCGAAAAGCCATTAGACAGAGTGTTTCCGGCATAGACATGCCCCGGATTGATGGCCTCAAACATCACCTTGCCGGCAGCCTCGCCAGGTCCGCTGATGTAGTAGGCGCGCACCACGCTGCTGTAGCTGTTAATGGTCTGCACCAACGACTGACAGGTAAGCCTCAACTGCTGCTGCTGCGAGAGGCTGGCGTCCGTGAAGACGCGAAACTGAGTGGAGGTAGGCGTAGCCGTGCTGGCAACCGCCGTGTACGTTTCGCTACCAATGGTAAACGACTCGCCGGCAATGATGCCCGTTCCGCCGGCAGAGAGAATTTGCAGGGCAAAACGGTGAATCTGGCGAGTATTGCCGAAGAACAGGCTACCCGCAAAGAGGGCCACGTCCTCGCACACCGGAGGCATGTAATTGGCCTGGAGCGCACCCTCCTGCGTGGGGCTGGTATACAGCGCCTCCCCAAGCAAGGCATCGGGAGTCAGGTCTGTGAAGCTGAGTGACACCGGAGAGCCGCTAGGAGAACCAAAGATGCTGGTTTCGTAGCAGAGGTACATTTCCTCCGAAGGCTCGGAGTCTGCCGAAGCGGCCAGCTTGCTGCGGTACACGCGAACAAAAAACTGACCCGCGTAGTCCGGATTGGTAAAGCGAGCGGGCACGGTGAACGACACTCGCACCGGCCGCATCCCAAGGGACAGCGTGTAGCCAGTGGTGAAGGTGGTGTCGTTGTTGGCGTCGGTGGTGTAGTACAGCTGGCTTCCGCCGCCGGCCGTAACGTTGCTGGTGTTGTTGGCCGCCGTTGCCGCAATCGTCTTAAGGGTGGGGGCGGAGTTCTTCGCGTTGGACGGGCTGATGTCAATGTAGTCGTTGGCAATGAACGACTGATTCCCATTACTCGGGAAGACATCAGGAAGCGCGGTGACGTTCGGGTTGTTGATGTCAACCACGGACACGCCAAGGCCGGTGTCCTTCTTAATTTGAGCCGTCTTGTACTTCGGGTTCCGCACCGTGGCGCGACCGGACGGAGGGCCAAGCACAATGGCCCCATTGCGGTCCTTATATCCCCACACCACGCGGTAGGCACAGGCGGAATCAGCCTGGAGGAAGCCCGTATTGTAGGTGCCGGCGTTGCCAGCCTCATTGCGAACGCGAATGACGGGGTTTGCGTCCCACGCTCGCGCCATGCCGGCAAGCATGGCACCCGCGCCAGCCTTATCAATCCGCTGTACGCCCTGCCAGGTAGAAACGTAGAGGTTCTTATTCGCCTCCGCCATTCTCATAGGCGTGCCAGGAGTGGCAGGCCCAAAAGAGTAGGTGGCGGAAGTAAACGGGCTGGACGCGGAAACGGAAGTGTAGCTGGCGTTAAGGGCGGATTGATACGTCAGCAGCGGAGCATTGAGGTTGGTGCCGGTGACGCCTCCGGCATACAGGGCCGTGGCATAGTTGACGATGGTATCTACCGTCAGGGCGGAGCCATAGCCATAGCTGGACACAGGCATACCGCGACGGGAGCGGTAGATGTTGCCACGGTCCATGATGAGGTTCTGCGCCACCTTGAGACTACCGCCGTCAGCGGTAAGTTCGTTGTCGGTGAGCGAAAGCCCCGCAGCCTTGAGCGACACCACTTGGGCCATTTAGCGCCTCCACCATCCGGTCCCAAACAGCTTCTTATTGGAAAGCTTCTGAGCCTTGCCGTCCACGCGAGGCGTCAGGAGAATCCGCATGGCATCTTCCATTTCGGAGGCAGATTCCGCCAGCCGCTTGAAGCCACCATCATCACCGATGGCCTCCATCGTTTTCGCCGCCGTCCGGTACGTCAGGACATTTGCCGCCTCCTCGGGCAGCTGCACATAGCTGGTTGTCTCCTGGAGGTAGACAACATCACCAACGGCAGCGCCTACGGGGTAGGTGGCAAACGTCAGGACTGATTTGCCGCCGTCCAGCGAGTGCGTATAGGCCAGCGATACGCCGGAGTAGTCAAACGGGCTTCCACTGTTCTGAACGTCCGCCAGCAGGCCAAGAGAAAAGACGGCGGACTTGTCAGTAGTCAGCGTGACGGCATTGGTTGACGGGCTGACCGACTCAATGGTTCCGGAGTACGGCGACTTCACCAGCTTGCCGGGACGGGCAAAGTAGGACACTCGCAGCGTCCCCTCGGCGTCCTCGCTCCGCAGGACAATGTTGTTGCCCTGGAGGTAGAAGCCGAAACGGTACTGCTCCTCTACCTGCTCGGGGCGAAGACGGGGAAGGCCCCTGGCATTGCCGGTGCCGTCCAGGTAGACGACATCCCGCAGTTTGGCCCCAATGGCCCGCGAGGGGATGCGATAGCTGGCCCCGGCGGACGTAATGGGGAAGTCTTGCTTGAGGACGAAGAATTCCTCGCGCAAGGCCATCACGTCCGACAGCAGCTTGCCCCGCATTTCCCGGTTTGCAATAGCCAGGATGCCCTCGTCGCTGTCCGGCTCAATAGAGGCGTTGGACAGGTCGTTGGAATCCACGTCCGCCAGCTGCGCCAGCTGACGCACTTCGGCAATCAGTTGTTCGGCGGTCATGGACGCCTCCGGCTACTTGCCCAGCTTGGCCTTCATCTTGAGAAGCTTCGCAGCGTCAGAGTCTTCGCCCTCTTCGGACTCGTACTCCTCCTCGCTGCCATGCTCCTCTGCCTCCTTGGCGGCGTGCTGCTTGGGAGACACCTTGCCGTCAGCCACCAGCTGCGCCTCCGCCTCCTCCTCCGCCTCGGATTCCTCTCCAGCGTAGGGCCTGGCCTTAAGGCCGGACATTTTGTGCCCCATAGCCTCATGAGCCATGTCAGCAATCTCCTGCAACACGTTCAACATGGCCTCATGCTTCATGCTCTTGTCCATTGCTTCCTCCGGGTAAGGGGGTTGTACCACAGCTACGCTTGCGCCGCTTCAAGGCGCTTGATGCGACTTTCAAGTTCTTTGATGGCAGAAACCAGGACAGGCACCAGCTTGGTGTAGTCAAGAGCCAAGGTATTGTCCGGGTTCATGGAAACAGCTTCCGGCACCAGCATCCGAACGTCCTGGGCCAAAAGGCCAATGTCGCGCCTTTCTCCGCTGGCTTTCCGGTCTTTCCACATGAAAAAAACCGGCTCCATCAGCGAAACCGACTCCAAGCCATTCTCCACGGGCTCAAGCGATTCTTTTAGTCTGGCGTCAGATGCCGTGCGAATCAGCTTTCCGGCGTTATCAAGAGAGGCCGTGGTGGTGCCTCCTCCGTTGAAGCCGTCAAAGTAAACCCACCCGTCATTAAACACCCGAACCTTGGCAACCCTGTTGTACGCAAGCGCGATACTGCCGTCGCCTGCATATTTGACAGAGCCCATAGTGGTCGTATCCACCGACCGCTCAACGTACCAATCCGCACTTGTCCAGCTGGATCCTCCGCCAACGCTCCTATAGAGGAAGGTACGCAGATAGTCGGCATTGGACGTGGTGGCGTAGTTGCTGATTGCGTAGATGGTGCTGCCAAGGGTGGTTCCAAGCGACCCATGACCCAAATCCAGCTTCCATCCTGCCGCACCGCCAGTTCCAATTGACAGGCCTGTGCCATTAAGGCGCGCAAGTTCGGCTCCGCTTGCGCCAAGCCAGCGGTGATAGCTGCTGGCGGCGGTAAGCTCGTACTGCCAGTTGGTGCTTCCGCTTCCACCTGGACGCAAATAGACGGCGCTGGATCCGTTAGTGTTGAGAAAAATGTCGTTTCCGTTGGAAGTCCAACGGCCGCTCCCTACGCCAAGGCTCCCTGTGTTGGGCGTGTAGACTGCTCCAGCCGAATCAAGACGCAGGCGCTCCTGGTCAGAGCCTCCAACATGCAGAATCATTGGGCCGTTGACGGAATACAGTCCAAGACCAAATGCGGCTACAGGACTCTTGATACCAGGCGGCTTGGAACCGGTGGTGGTTTCGTCAACAATAGTAATGCGCTGACCATTGCTAATGTCACGGAAATCCGCAATTGCCGCTCCAGTTCCAGCAGTTGCCGAACTTGCAACATGAAGCCGCGCAGCAAGAGAAGTCGCGCCAAATCCAACGTTTCCACCATTTGGATTGAGAACAAGATTCCGGTAGGCGGTTCCTGGCTTAATAGCCTGAATCCAAGAATATGACCCATTTACAACGCCAATCTGTATTTTTTCGTCGGTATTAATTCCGGTGCCCGTAGAAAACTGAGCGATTCCGGTAATGCCGTCGCCAACTTCCGCAGCGCTTGACCCCACGATTGACAGCCTGGAAAGGGGCTTTGCTACGTTAACTCCAAACCCTCCCCGGTAGTTTATTGCCGTGTACCCATTCCCGGCCCCAACACCAATCACTCCGGTTGCAACACTGGAAATCAAAATGGAAGCGCCCGCAGTAATCGCAGCGCCGCCGTCCTGCATGTCAAACCGAATTGTGCTTGTTCCGGTCCAGGCCGAAATGTCAAAAATAGCAGTATGCCAGTCGCCGTCCGCAAACATGGTTGCAGTGGCGCTTTGCGCGGTGTTGGACATATTCAGCACAACCATCGTGCTCGAAGACGACCATCCCGTTGTTCCTACCGTTCGATACGAAATCGCAACGTGCCGCTCTTTGCCTGTCCTAAACTGAACGTCAGTCTCAATGTAGAAATCGGTAGTTCCGGCAGTAGGCGTAAACTGCGTGTACCCTTGGTTGACTTCCGGCGTGTTTTTTGTTCCGCCGTTAACGTAAGTAACGCGGTCTGAAAAGAAATGACCGCGACCTTCATCCCACGCCATGAACGGCGATCCATCATCCAGCTTGGAGTAGGTAACTGCCGCTGTTTTGATGTTTGAGGTGTTGACAACGTTGCTGCCCAACTGGCCGTCCGAGAGCGTGCCGGCAACCGAAGCAAAGGTGTCGCTAGACTTCTTGAACAGGTTGTCTACCGACTCGTCGGCCCCGGATCGGCGGACGGTGGTAATCTGGTTGCTGGCGTTGACGTAGGTGGCGCTGACCTTGCGGAAGCTGGCGCTGTCCACAACCGAGTCCAGGGTGTCCGTCCCCTTACGAAACAAGTTGACGGTGCTGACCGTCACTCCAGCGCCGTACCGAATGGACGAAACCACTCCGGAGTCAACGGTGCTGGCGCTGACGCGAGCAAAGCTGGTCCCGTTGGATACGTTGTCCAAGGTGTCTGCTGACTTGTTGAACAGGTTGCTGCCGGCAACCGCCGAAGTGCCGTTGAAAACGCTGGAGATTCTGTTTGAGGCGTCCACATAAGACGTGGAAACCCTGCGAAAACTTGAACCATCAGCTACGTTATCAAGCGTATCTCCCGACTTGCGGAAGATGTTAGAGCCTGCAATAGCGGCAGAAACGCCGTCAAAAACACCAGTCACCCTGTTGCTAGAGTCAACGTAAGACGCGCCAACCCTTCTATAGCTGGCTCCATCCGTGACGTTATCCAGCGTGTCAGCCGCCTTGTTGAAGACGTTGGGACCGGAAATGTCAGCGTTGGTAGTGGTGTTGCGAATGGCGGTAATTTGCCCGCTGGCGTTGACGTAGCCGACCCCCACCTTGCGAAACAGGGTGCCATCCACCACCTTGTCCAGCAGGGGATAGCCGGAGGCATTGAGGCCGTCCAGCTTGGGACGCCCATAGGTTGTCCCGTCCGTCACGTTGTCGAGATTGTCGAGCGCCTTCTGAAAGAAGGTGGACGTGGCGTAAACGGTTCCACCGCGAGAGAGCGAGGTAATCTCGCCACCCGTCACGGAGGTTGCGTTTACCTTGGAAAACCCGCCGCCATTGGCAATGTCTCCCAAGTTGTTGTTGGTCTTGTCAAAGACCGCCGTGCCTGGAACGTCAACGTTGGTCGTAGTGTTGCGGATTGCGGTAATCTGGTTGCTTGCGTTGACGTAGTTGACGCCAACCTTGCGGAACAGCGTTCCGTCAACAACCTTGTCGAGCAGCGGATAGCCGGAGGCGTTCAGCCCGTCCAGTTTTGGGCGACCATAGGTGGCCCCATCCAGGACGTTATCCAGGCTGTCTAGCGCCTTCTGAAAGAAAGTGCTGGTGGCGTAAACAGAGCCGCCTCGGGAGAGGGATGTAACCTCTCCGTTAGTAAGCATGGTCCCTTTGATGCGAGCGTAAGTGGTGCCATCCACCACCTTATCCATGTCCGGGTATCCGCCGGCCGTCAGGGCATCAAGCTTGGGGCGTCCATAGGTCGTCCCGTTTGGAACGCCGTCAAGCGTGTCGGGGTCCGCAATGTTCGTCTTCTTGAACAGAAAGTCGGTGGCAACCGTTCCAGCGCCGCGAAGAACGGCTTTGATGACGCCGTTCTCCATGAATTCCAGCTTTGGGCGCGCATAGGTTGTCGGCCCATCGGCCACGTCATCCATGCTGACGGTGCCGGAGGGGATGTACACCTTGCGGTCAAACTTCACCGAATCCAGCTGGAAGTCGGTGCTGCCCTGGATGTTGAAGCGCCCCACAACAACACGGGCATACACGGCCGCGTTAGGGCTAGTAACTTCCAGGCCAGCGGCGGTCCAAGTGCCGGACGTATTGCCGATGCAGTCGAGATTGGTGGACTCCAGCAGTACGCGGGAGTCGTCGTACCAATCAACGCGAACGCCCTGACTCTTGGATGAACCGCTGCCAGTGACAATCCGGTAGTACGCCGAAAGCAGGTACTTGGTTGCCGGCAGCACAACAATGTCGTCAGACGTGAGCGAACCCACGCCGGACACAGCCCCAAAGTCCACAGCGTATGGCCCAAGTGTCCCCTGACACTGAGACATATCCGTAACCCATTGGCCGCTTTGGACGGTCCAGCCATCAGGCGGGACGTTTATGCCCTGGCTCCAGGCAGCAAACTCCCCATTGACCGGCTGGATAGTGTAGCCGGTGGTAGGGACACTCCAAGGCAGGCCAATGTTTGCCACGCCGCTACTCCATCAGAAAGACGTTGACAGTCGCCGTGCTGGTCGCCGTAAGCGCCGACACCACCGAGTCGTTCAGCGTCAAACAGGTGTAAAACTTCTCAGAAGGAGACAGTGACACACAGCCGGCCAGCGTAGCCGTAGTGCCGGTGGGTCCAATCTTGACAAACACGCCGGTCGCTCCAATCACCTGAATCAGCAGGCGACTTCCTGGAGCAATGGTAAACGGGACCGTAGTATCGGCATTGCTTTTCGCAGCGGTGCCAGCGGCAATCGTGCCCAGGAAGGTAGGCCTCCCGTACTGCTCCTCAAGAATCTGCTGCGTAGCAAGCTTTCGCATTGAAGTGTCTCCCAAAAAAGAAGCGGGTGGCCGGGAAGTATACCCCAACCACCCGCCGTTATTCTCACCAGCTTAAAGATTAGCCGGTGATGCCGTACAGCTTCACGCACTTCGCGGGGGCGTCCACGAAGAGGGCCTGGTTGGCGTAGCAGCGGAACTCGTAGCCGGCCTGGTTCTGGAGGTGGATAAACATCTCCTCCGCAGGCATCCCAGGCGTCTTGAAGTCAATGTCGGACGCGCCAACACGCTTCATCACGCGGAAGGGCACCAGGAAGGCGTCACCCTCACGAACGTAGGGGTGCGGAACAACCTCGATGTTCGCGCCCTGCGGCCCGTGAATGAGGATGCTCTCCGTGCCAAGCTCAAGCCGCTTGGAACTGTAGGAAGAGTCCACCTTCCGGCTTCCGGCGTTGGACAGCTTGGTGCCGCCCGAATCAACAACGGACACCGCCGTGGGGTCCATCGTCGGGTTGACCAGCCCCATCCACGCCTTCGGAGACACCAGCAGCTTCGCGGACTCCTTCAGCCCCTTGTCACGCGCCCGCTTCGCGGCAGCCATGATGTGCGTGAGCGTCAGCACCCCGCCCACGTTGTACAGGTTGCCCTTCCACAGCGGCGAGCCGGGGTAGGTGCCAGCGCCCGCCGACGCCACCGGGATGCCAAACAGGTCGCCCGTGGAGGTCGTCAGGATGCCGTCAAGGCCCAGGCACTCCTTCACCGTGGCCGTCGCGCCCGCGCCAGTGGCGGTGGCGGAGGTAGCCGCAGAGAAGAAAATGACATCGTTGGCCGCCAGGTTGACAGCAAGATTGCTTGCCAGCGTCACCAGGCGGTAGTCCGCGCTCGACTCGTCCATGTTGACGGAAACGATGGTGTTAGCCACCGTCTTGACGCCCGTGTAGGTGCGGACGCCGCCAGCAGACGTGAAGGAGTTGGCAACAATGGTGATCTTCGCACCCTCGATGCCCGCCCAGGTCGTCGGAGCCCATCCGGCCGCAGCCACCTTGAAAGTAGGCTGACCCGCCTTGCCGGGGTCCGTCGCGCCAGCGCCAGCAACCTCGCAGAGCCCAAGGCCGGTCTGCCCGTAGAGGAACATCTGCTCAAGCCGGTACGCAGCCGACTCAATCATGTTCTCCACCAGCAACTCAGTGGCCTCCGCAAACGCCGCCTTGCCCTTGGAAGCGCGAGCCGCCGCCTCGTACCCAAGCCGGCCCTGGCCGACCAGCTGGCTGCCAAGCAGGGTCGCACGCTTCACCGTCATGGGGATGGAGCCGGCCAACTCAAACGCATCGTCGCCGGACGAAGCGTAGGTGAAGCCGTGCTCGCGGGAGAGCACAACGGGCTGCACAAACTGACCGCCCAGGGTGGCCTCCACGCCGGAGAACTTCAACTCCTTCACCAGCATCGCCGCATCGGGGACGTGGTTCAGAAGCTCAGGGGCGTAGACCTCCTTGAACAGCGCGGCGAGGGATGCCGCAGTATCAAACGACGAAACGGACTCAGCCATGATTCAGACTCCTTGAGAGGTTGTGCTGCGAGAAAGAAAGAGAATTGTTCACCAGGACTACTGATGCCTTCCTGTTCTTCCTCGGGTAGCTTTCGCGCCCTCCGAAGCCTTGGGACGAGGCTTGCTTCGTTGTCCTGACAGCAGGGTGGCTTTCGCGTCCCGCTGCAAAGACACGCAAAGACTACACAAAACAAAGCCCCGGCGGTCAACCGGGGCCTTGTGCGCGGCGCTCATAGTTATGCGCGGCGCTCAAAACTTATGCAGCAGATATGCGCTAGAGGTCGCCCCGCTTAATGCGCTCCATGCGCTCGCGGAACTCCTCCTTGGACAGCCTCTTTGTGGACTCAGGCTTCTTCCCCTCGGACTTGGGCTGCGGTTGGGCTCGATTGCTTCCCATTGGGTTCTTCAACCTGGACATGCTTCGCTTCCGAAGCTTCTCTTCGACCTGCTCACCCAAAAGAGCGGCAAGGCTGTCGTCATCTAACCCATCCATAAGAGACTTGACGCTAACGGTGAATTCGTCCTTTACAAGCTGTGCAATAGACGTAGCCGGAAGGTCGAGCCCCATTTCGAGGTTCTGCTTCATCAACTCGGCCATGCGAGCAACCGCTTTAGGAGTGGGCGGAAGCTTCATCTGCTTCATGGCAGACGTAAACTCCGTGTCGAACTTTTTGGCAAAGTGGTCTTCCAGCTGTTGCATGGCAGCGGCCTGTCGCTCCTGCTGCTCCGTCCTGACGCGCTCCTCATGCTCTTGCAGCTGGCGCTCACGCTGTCGCAATTCGCGCTCTTTGGGGGACAACTCCTCTTCCTCCAGGCGCTCGGACAGATACTCCACGGCAAAATTGTGGAACTTTTCGTCACCCAAAAGCTTCTGAACGGTGCGGCGGTCGCCCTTCTGGAGTGCCTGCTCCAGCTTTTCCAGGTGAGCCGCTTTCTGGAACTTCTCTTGAGCGGCCTCCGCCATCTGTGCGCGCTTAAGGACTTCGGCCTCGGAGAATTCCCTCTCCTGTCCATTCACCTTGAGCCGGTACTTCCGCTCCGCCGGGGTTTCGGGCTTCGGAGCAGCCTTAGCTTCGCCAGCAGCCTTGGATTCAGCGGGCGCAACGTCAGCAGGAGCAGCAGGAGCAGCAGCGGGGGCAGCGTTCTCAGACACAAGACGTTCCTTTCGTTGAACGATTGACAGTCCGCCCTGGTGGGTAGGACTTTCGTAGGGTTCGGAACCCTACGAATCTCACTGTAACCCTACAAATCTGCCTAGCGAAAGCGCTAAGGCAAAAACTTTTTCCTTAGCGAGCGGGCGCAGCGGCTACATCGGCGGCCACAGCGCCCGCAAGCACGTCACCGCCGTTAGCTGGATTCCACGGCTGGCCGGTGGCGGGATTAGTAGGAAAGTCCGGCGACACGCCCTTGCCGCCCATATCAGGCAGCGTCATGGGGTCCGGCTTTACCGGGAGCGTGGGGCCAATGGGTGCGTTGGGGTCTGCCGGAGGCGGCATGGGTCCACCCGCATCTGCCGGCGGAGTACCGCCAGCGGCCTGCTCGGGCGGGATAGGGGCGGCAATCGGCTGGTAGCCAAGGCTGGAAATGAGGTTTGCCAGGGCGGGGTCAGCCGCAAACCCGACATGCTCCAGCAAGTGCTGGTAGGCGGCATCCAACACCGCCGAAGCTTCCGGGTCGCCCTGCTCTGACGCGGAGCGCAACTCCGGGTCGTCCAGGACGGTGCTGTTCTCCTTGATGTGGAGAATGTGGTTGTCCGTAGGGAGAGCGCGACAGGTGATGCCGTTAGCCAGGCGCTCGTTCTCCTGCCGAATGAGGTACAGCTGGCGCGTCTGCGCCTCCGTCATGGGCTCCAGCTTGCCCGTGTTGATGACGGACAGATACTCCTCCGGCGTCCGAATCAGCTGGTTTTGGAGCAAGTCCTGAGCAATCTGCATTCGGCCCGAAGTCGTCTTGGCAAGGCTTCCCGCCGATTCCACAACCACGCGGCTGATGGTGGAGAGGTCGTCGCCGGTAAACTCCTTGAGCAAGTGCTGGTTGTACTTGCCCACAATGAGCGCCACGCGCTTCGTTTTGGCGTATTCCTTAAGGATGTTCAGCGCGTCTGTGAAAACGTCCTCAACAAGCTGTGCGTAAGAAGCCTGGAGGCCGGAAGAAAACTGAATGGCCTGCGACTGCACCAGGGCCAGGGCGGAGCCGGACTTAAGGCTGGCCTCGGGGTTTCCGCGCACCGTACTGTTGACCCCGGAAAGCGTTTCCATGCTTTCCTCAATCTGCCGGATGAAGTTGAAAACCTCCGGGGCTGTGTGCGTCAGATTCAGCGACTCAGGCTTCTTGTCTCCGCTCGTCTTGATGAGATTGAGGCCGTTTGCCAGCTGGTCATAGGACAGGTTGGCCGACTCCGGCACCCAAATGTTTTGGACGCCAAAAGTAGTCTGGTTGGTGACAACCGCCGAATACAGCGCATCCAACGCTTCCTGGAGCGCCAGGAGGTCGAACATGGGCGTGTAGCCGGAAGGCGAGCCAATAAGGTCGCCAGGGCAGATGCGCCGCAGAGGAATGTCCTCGTAGGGCAACTCGCCGTCATACAGGACGGCCGACTCGTCTACCGCAATGACGTAGCGCCCCTCGGGCACCGCCGAAGTCTTTCGGTGCCACAACTCGTAGACGGCCACGTTCTCGTCACTGGAAATGACGGGTTTCACCATGAACCGCATGGCGTCAAACTGCTGCTGCTGCTTGGAGAGGATGGCGTCCTTGTAGGCAGGGTAGCGAGCCGCCAACTCGTAACGGTTGACAAAGCTACGCAGGATGACCCAATTGCAGTCCGAATAGGACTCCAGGTACGGGTCTTTCACCACGTCCAGCGGCGTCAGGACGGAAAACTTCAAGTCCCCCTCGCGCACGCTGCGAATCTCGGTGCCCTCGTCCGGCTTGTCCGGGTTAACCAGGACTTCCTCGCGGGCATACTCCTGCCCAAGCGAAGTGTCCCACTCAGCCTTGACGTAGCCCTCGGAGAAAACAATGGCGTACTCGGCGGCAGTCCGCAGTACGCGCTCCACGCGCTTCTCGCGGGAGTAGTAGTCCAGCAGGCCGGAGGCCAGGGTCGTCTGCGCGTGGCTCTTGTTGTCGGTGTTGGTAGACACCGGAATGGGCGCTGGACGCTGTGCGGTGGTAAGGGTGAGAAGGTGCTGTGCAATGTTGCGGTAGTGGTTCACTTTCATCATCGAAAGCTCGCCTTCGTCGCCCGCAAAAGTAATCTGGTCGCTGCGAGCCCCGCCCGTCCGCGCATTGAGGCCGTAATAGGCCCGCCAGCTGCGGTACATCTTGGAAAACCAGCCGGTCGTGCGGACAAAGGTGTAGAAGTCGTTGACGCGGGCCATTACCTCCTGGCCGATGCGGTCAGTGGGCTGCGCGGCAAAATACTTCGTCGGGTCAGAGGGCATTAGGCGGAACCTTTCTTCTGTAGGCCAAGCATGGCGAACACTACATCGTTTCCTTGCTTCTTGCGCCACGGGGCAAGGAAGTAGTTGTCTCGCAGAGGCTCTGAGTCGGCGGGATAGGGGTTGCGCTGGCGGTCAATGTTTCGGCAGAGGTAAATAAGGGCATCGAGCAAGTCTCCGTGCCCTTCTTTGGTCCGCACAAACTCGTCGCGCTTCTCGTTCCATACAGTGTTTCGTAGCTGAAAGAGTAGCTTCTGACAGCGGGGTGAAACCACCAGCTTGCCGGATTGGACCCATTCCCGGACTCGGTTGACTTGGTTTTCCTTGTCGTCCTTGGCTGTAGAAGAGAAGTACAGGCCGTGCGTAGCCAGGTCAGCAATCGTGAGCGGGTCATTGTCCGAAATAAGGCGGTAAACCTTCTTTTCGCCCCATAGCTCCTCTCTTTTGCGCTTGATGCCGTTGGCAACCACTTCCGTTCGCGTCTTGAAGTACAGAAGTTCGTCCTCAACAACAAGGCGAGCGTTCTTGAAGTCCCACCAGGCAAAAAGGATTCCCCATCCGTCCCGATAACCAATGTCGGACGAAATGTAGGTGTCAAAATACGGCGGACGGGCCACATCCGTCACCAAATGGGCACTTTGCTCCAGCCACTCCGGAATGACGGCCGCTTCGGAGTCCGCAATGAATTCCCCCATCATTTCGCGGCGGAAAGTGGCCGTTTTCCGGAAGGCTTCCACGTCCCGGCTGCCAGCCAGCTTGCGAAGGAACTTTTCCAGGTGCTCCCCGGTGAGCCGGGGGTTGTCGTACATCGTTTGATGGAAGTACCGGCCGTTGGATTGGCACTCTTGGGCCACTACGGCTGCGTAATGGTCAAGGCTTCTGGGGGGAGTGCTGGAAATGACGATGCTGGCGTTGGTTTCCAGCGTCATTGGCAGCAGAACATCGTCCAGCACCGACTGTAGCTGGTCAATGAAGCCGGCCTCATCCACAATGACCAGGTGGGACTCGGTTCCACGCAGGTTTTCGTAGTTTTCGTTGTCGCAACCGGCCACCGTGATAATTGCGCCGTTGGGGAAGCGGTACTCGGAGTCCACCGCGTTCCACTTGGGCCTCAAGTCCGCCGGACAGTCCTCGAAAATCTTGCGGAAGTTGGGCCGGACCATCTTCTTCACCGCCTTGGCGGTGGAAGCGGCGTAGTGAATCTGGCTGTTGGGGTGGCTTATGGCCCATTCCGTCGCCAGCACGCACAGGAGGTACGTCTTGCCCCGGCGGCGGCTCATACCCAAAAACCACTTGTGTCCTGGGGCAGCCTTGATGGAGTCGTAGATGCCCTTTTGGCCGGTGTGCAGCTGCCCACAGATGGTGCAGTCCGTGGGGCTAGGCTGGCCGTTGTCCAGCTTGTAGCGGAGGTTGCCCTTCCGCCACATGGCCTCCGCCGCCTGTTTTCTTGTGAGATTTTTCATCTAAGTATTTTACTCCACACCACTCCACACCACGTCAAAACGAAAAAAAGTTTTCTCGTTTTTCACTTTTTTTCTGAAACGCAGAAAAAAAAGTCACTCGTCAGAAAACTTTTTGATGTTTTCACCATCCAAAATGGCCTCAAGGGTAGCGTCATCCACGTCAATGACCTGTGGTTTCGCGTCTTTAGGCTCGTCGGCGGGCTTGGAGGGCTTGCCAAGTACCATCTGGATAATGTCCAGGGCGGCTTCCTTGCGTAGCTTCTCGTTGTCGGCGTTACGCATCGTGTCAACAAGCACTCGCACGGCCTCGTCAACGTAGCGGGCCGCTTGTAGCTTCGCGTCAAGCCGGACGTGGGTGAGGTGGTCTTTGGGTTTTTCGACGCTCCTAGGGGCTGCCAGGGCCTTCAGGACGGGTTTTGAAGGGGCATCGTTAGGCATGGTTGAGGTTGTACCTTTGTTTTGAGCCGCATGACTAGGTTTTGACACACCTACTCAGGATTTGGGGTCGAATATTAGAGAGGGGGTGGCAACCTCTGACGATACCGGGGGTGGTATCACACCCCCACCCCAGGGGAGGGGCACCCCCACCCCACCGCCTCGGTCGTCGCCTCCCCCCTCCCTCCCTCCGGCATCCCCCTACCCTCCCTCCCCTCTTCCGTCCCTCCCCACGCGACGGCGCACGCTAACGCATGGTCCGCGTCCGAAAGGAAGAGACAGCAAGCGGGCCAGGCGGGAGCGGTGACGGGACAGCGGCACGCAAGCAAGGCTAGGCCGTGCGCCTTCCGCCGTCCCCTCCTCCGTCCTAGGTAGGGCCGGCCGGCGGAGGATAGCGTGACGGTTCGCGGTTCCAGGCCGGGGGATTCAATCCGCCCCCCTGATAATGGGATGGATTGACCCCCTCCCTTCCCTTCGCTTCCCTCTTCCCTTCCAGCTGTAGCAATTCCAGGCGCTTGCAAGCTTGCTCCCTCCCCTGTCCTGTAGGTTTCCGCACCATATCAGGCGGAAGCCTTCAATGGATTCCGGCGGAAAACTTGACACGGCTTGCGGGATGATTATTAACCCGCTTGACACGGGACGTTGAACCGTGCGACTAACCGCCCGCTCCCTTCGGAATCGGCCGAAGGGGAAAGGCGCAAACGAAAGGAAGCCGCTCCCTTGTGGCCTGATTCAATCCCTGACTCCCTAATGATGATTCTCGCCGTCGCAATGCTTCTGTCCCTTGCTGGATTCTTGCAGTCGAACCGCTAACCGAAAGGAAGCCGCACCTATGGAAACCGCCCCCACGTTGCAGAAAGCCGCCGAAACCGCTTTGTTAATCCAGGATGCCGTCAATCTAACGGCCATCCTTTCCGCGTGGCGGGAAGCACGCCGCGCCGCCGGAAGCGTTCCCGCCTCTTCCGTGCATCCCTTGGACGTGCTTTTCTTGTCCAAGGTGTCAAGCCTCATGGGCGCGG